AGCAATGACGCCGATAAAACTATTGAGTACACTATTACGGACGCTGGAGATGGTTATCCACCTAGTTCTCATGATGCTTGCTGCATATTGTGGACATCTGGTGAGCGTACAGGCACTGACGGAATAGCCTTTCCTCCTGTTGTCCATAGCGGAACATTAGGAATATCTTACTTTGATACTGTACTGAAGAATAGAAAATTAGAGATAGGAGCAGGTTCCAGCGTGTTCTTTATAGCCCCAACTCAGTCTTATATAAGTCCGAGGGGTAGTAACGATATTTCAAGTACTGTTGGGTTTGTTAGAAACTCATTATGTCCTGTAGATGATGAGCCCATAATGAGATTTATGGTATCAACTAAGGAGATAGTGGAGGGGGTAGCTTTAAGTTCTATATCAACTAATTTTGTTAATTTACAGATTACATTTGATGTAGAAAACGATTTAATTACTTTATATGTGAATGGAGTTAAGTTTAAGACTCAAAGTATATCTTCTACCTTCGGAACCAATCCTAAGGAAGCTCCTCAAGTACCTTCCTTTATGATACCAAAAACTTATAGTACAAGTAGTTTCTACTACTCTAAAGGTACTATAAACCAGACATCTTCCACATCCCTGTTTGATAATGGACCTGATAATTATGGATTCTTTACTCCTTGGATTGTTGGGGGTGGGTGGACAGATGGGAGACCTGTGAATTTAGCAACTTCCTCAGGGGGATTCTTAGACCCTGGTGCAGGTATGATTAGTTCTTATAATGGGTATGTAGGAAGTTTAAAATTCTATAGTAAACCTCTAAATAAAACTGAGGTGATTACTAATTACAATGCTCAAAGAGTATTTTTTGAGAATATAGATGTTTAATTATGGTTCTTTACGGAAAAATAGCAAGTAACTTAGCAAGAAAAGAGGTTATAGAAGCCCCTAAGGAGAAGTTAGTTGGGCTTACTTGGCCCACAGGACTTAATCCTAAAGCACCTTACTTTACTAAAAACTCTAGTTTAGCGTTAATTCGTAGCCAAGTTATCCAGTTCCTTAGGACTTCTAAAGGGGAACGAGTAATGCTTCCAAATTTTGGAGCATCTTTAAAAGATTTTATATTTGAACCTCTTTCCAGAGACATGGCTAGTGTTATGGCTACTAGTATCATTGATGGGATAGCTTTATATGCCCCAAATATAGTTATTAGACGAATAAGATTCTTTCAAAGTGATAATTTAACAGGATTTGGTCTTCCTGGGATTAAAGTTGAGATGGATATATCTCCACGTAACAATACAGAAATTATAAATATAAAGGTTAACATATGAGCGACCCATTTTCAAGCCAGCCTGTACCGTTTACTGATGTAGGTTCAGATTTTTTAAAGCTGGTTAATATACCAGACTCTATCAAAGATAATTATATAGATTATGAAGCTACTGATTTTGCTAGTATGCGTCAAGGTATTATAAATTATATTCAAGCTGTATATCCATTAGATTACAATAACTTCGCAGAATCGGATCTAGGCATGATGCTTATAGAGGTAGTTGCTTATATGGGAGCAGTATTATCCCTAAAAGCTGATATGTTAGCTAATGAAAATTTTATTTCTACTGCGAAAGATCGAGATAGTGTGAGGAAGTTATTTGAATTAGTGGGTGTTTCCATGAAAGGGCCTACTTCTGCTCAGGCTACTGCGGATATATCTGTAAATGGTGTTGATGAGTTGGTAGCAGATTTAACACTATCCCCATCAGAAAGAGTATTTACGGTGGTTTCTCCCGAGGATGGGGAGTCTTCTACATATACTTTGTACAAAATATCAAATGGTCAGATAGGAGACCCAGAAAGTAATGCTTCTGTTACTTATACTTCTTCTTTATTAACCTCTTCTACGGGGGTTTATTCAGAAGTGGTATTATTGGAGGGGGCATTTGCTGTAGAGAGTGGACAATTCTCTGATGTTGATGTGTTTAAATCTATTTCATTAACGGAAGCTCCTGTTATCCAGAACAGCGCACAAGTTTATATAAGTTCTCCTTCTTTACCTAAAGCAGATGGTGTGTATAAAGCAGTTGATAATTTATATCAAGCCTCTTCTATAGATGATAAAGTATTCCAAGTTATTTACTCTGATGATTACAAGGCTCGTATTATTTTTGGGGATGGAAATAATGGAGTATCCCCTCCTCCTGGGTCTGTATACACCATAACTTATAGAGTTGGTGGTGGTAGTAGAGGTAATACTCCTGACAGTTATATAAATGCTGTGGGGACTGGAACTTATAATGAGGTAGCAGACCAAGGAATACGAGTCGTTCAAATGTCTATGGCTACTGGTGGGACAGACGCAGAGACGGTGGAAAAGGCTAAAAGGTATGCTCCACTAACCTTTAGAAGGCAGGATAGGCTAGTTTCCTTGGAGGACTACACAGCGTTTGCTAATAGATTTATATCTTCTGCTGGGGCAGCAGGGAAAGGTACAGCCTCTTTGAGGAAGGCATTTAGCTCTGCTAATGTTATAGACTTATTTATTTTAGAGAGTGCAACGGATATACAACTTCAAAAGGCTTCTATATCATTTAAAAATGATTTATTGGCTGCCATAGATCTTAAAAAGATGATTACTGATGATGTAGTAGTTAACGATGGTTTAATAAGAACAGTAGACTTAATTATTACAGCTAATGTAGATAAAAGATTTGAAGGTATTGAAGGAACTATAACGCCACAAATAGCTAGAAAAGTTCAAAATTATTTCTTATCTACTAATAGAGATTTTGGCGAGCCTTTAATATTGGCTGATTTGAATAGAGAAATTTTTGAGTTGTCGGATGTAAGGTATTCAAGTATTGATAATTTGAATGATGATATACATATTGAGTTTAATGAAATAATCCAGTTAAATAACTTAGTTATAAATATTAATTTAGTGTAATGACAACAAATAGATTTTACAAAAGAAATTATAAGGATGCTTTAGATTATATTATACCTGAAGTATATTTTACTCAAGATCTTACTTTAAGTGGCACCCAACCTGACGCTATCGACAGTATTATAAATAGCCATATAAACTTTTGTATAAACCAACCTACTATACTTTCCATTTCTGCGGCAGGAACATTTTCTAGTATAAATGAAGTATCCTCTTTGTCTAGATGGTTTATCCCACAAAATAAGATTAATAATCTGACCGCTAAAGAGTTTGAGATACAGATACTACATCCTTTAGGGATATGCATGGGAGACTTAAATGGTATGCAATGTACCTACTACTCTTGTCCTGGTAATGAATGTAATACTAATTTCTCAGGAGTATCTTATACTAATATTGTTAATGTGTTTAAGGATACTTTATTCCCTAAAATAATTCTTAACTCTGATTCCTTACAGACTACTACATCTGGTGCATTCAGTACTACTCCTCCAGGAACACATGAATATCTAATTAATAGATTAGGGTGGATATATTTCTTAAATACTGCTTCAGCAGGGGACGCTTCCAGCTACATAGCAAGCTCTCTAGCGGATATGTATGTATCTGGTACTAACTTTTCAGTGAAGGATGGTATTAAGGGTCTATCTTATTATGTATATAATAATTGGCCTTCTCTATCTAGTACTTATCCTGGACTTCTTCCTAGTGATTATACTTCAGGTACAACTACTTATGTAAGTGGAACCCAACCTCTAGACAGGCTTCACACTCTTATAGATGTTATCTACTCTGATCAGTATTCTAGTAAAGATGATACTTATGTTCGTGATGCTTTTAATGATTATGTAGCTAATTCCACATTACTGACTGGAAGGGAAAGGGCAGGACCATTCAGCAAATTTATAAAGGGAGTATCTTATTCTTTTTTTGATACTAGAGATGAGGTAGAGAGGCTAGAGTCTTTATATGATATAGAAAATTGTCCACCTAGACTTCTGAAGTATGTTGCTGATCTAATTGGGTGGGATCTTAAAGGAAGTAATCCAGAGGGTTGGAGAAGACAGTTACTATTTGCGACTACACTTTACAAACAAAGAGGCACCAAGAAAGGTTTATATAATGCTATAACTACGGTACTTCCTGGGGTAGAGCTTGAGGAGTCTAGTATATCAGAGTTTTATGAATCTTATATTCCTTATTTGGCTTATTATTTATTAAATACAGATAGTGCATTATTTGAATCTTTAAGTACTTGGACCCAGGAAGAAGCCTTTAAGTATACAGGGGGGGAATACGATCCTGCTAGTTTGGATAATAATGTAAGAATTGTTATTGATCATATGATGCTTAAAGCAGTGACTAGATTCCCTGAGCTATTCTATGTAAAGAACTTTAAGTTTGATTTAACTAATCCAGATTTTGTATTCTTTTATAGGGGAAGATCTTTTAGTATACCACCCTGGGAAGAAGAAAAGTTTTATATGGATTGTGAATCTACTCCTTCATTTTTACAATTCATAAAGAATGAACTTATTTGTTTAGGGGTATCCTATGAGCATGCTACTAATTTTTATAATTATGCAGCAGATAATATATCACATAAAAACTTAGATACTAGATTTTACAATAACGGGTTACTGTTTTTTACGAGTTCTATAAACTTACCTCCAAATGAGTCTACGATATTAGATAATTATAAGGTAGAGAAGTATAAATATCTTCCTTTATGGAATGCTAAATCCTCACACTTCAATGTAAGTGTATCATCAGGATCTTTTACAGACAGCTTCTTTAACTCTACAATTTACACTAAGCAAGATTTTTTCCAATCCTTATCTATAGTTGATGAATTCTCGCCAGCTAAGTCCATACCTAGAACCCATGTAGATTTACAGCAAGTAGAGACTTTAAGTGCTATTACATTTAACTGTCCTAGTGTTAGATATTTACTATATGATATATCTTTATCTGGATTCCCAGGGTCTGTGCAATCTTCTGGGGTTGATATACGAAACATTCCTTACGCTGTGGGTGGAGATTTTCCAACCCCAGATAATTCTAGTAGAGCTAGAAATGATCATACTAATCTACCCGTATACAAAAGAGATTTTGTAGATAGTCCTGGAGATTTCTCTCAGTTAGCGGGTTCTTCAGTTAGTGCTGTTCCTTTAACACAAGTAGATAGAACTAATGTTAGAAGGAGAGATTTTTCTAAAACTCTTCAGAAAGGTGGATGGTACACTAGGACTGGGCAAAACATGCCTTCCTATTTCAACACTAGTTCTCAAGGTGTAGACACAGAGTTCGCTCCCTTAGGATTTGTAAATATACTTTACAAATATAATCCTGTTATCAATCCGTATGATTTAGATGAAGTAAGTGGTTATCCGCATGATCTTAATGTTTGGAGTCCTTGCTGGACTTTAAATTCTGACAAGGAAATGAGTGGTATTTATGCTTCCTCTACTTTTGATATAAGGGGGTCTTCTGCTTTAGTATCTTCAACCTGTGATAGTTATGTTAGAAGAGAGCGCACACCTGAGTTCCAGCGTGTACTTCATAAACTTTTAGATAAAAAATATGAAGGGGAGGCTAGAGCTATCTACGCAGAGAACAAATCTTTACTAGATACCTCTGCTTATTTAGATCCTATAGCTTCGTTAAAGAATATCCTTTGGAGTAATGGTAGTGATGATACTTCTGAAATTTATAGTTTTATTTTGGGTAATAGAAGATTTAGTAGAGACTCTATAGATGGTATGCATAAAATGTTTAAGGATTATATAGATTACTTTACTAATACTGGTATAGGTAATGGGTTATTAGACACTTATACTGATGGTGGTGCCAATATACTATCTCATGTATACGGCCCATTATTCCTCAATGGTCGGTTTACTCTTGACGGATCCGCTCTGGATGCAACCGTAAGTTCTACATTAGAGGCAACTACCATGGCTACAGAGAATCCCTTTTCTATATCTGATGTATCTTCTTTAAATAATATAACAGCTTCAAGTGTACAAGATATGCCAGTAGAGAAGACAGAGTTTAGAAATCCTTACATACTATCAGGAATGGAGTTTACGGATTTCCCTGATAGCACTTCTAAGTTTTCTTTTATTAATCTGGACGATACTAA